AATATTATAACGGTGGGCGCTATGGGGGTTCAAAATTATTGGGATTTTTACCAAAATGCCATTTGGTACTCACTATATATTGAGTACCGATATACTAGGGAGAAGCATCTGAGTACCGATTGACCAAGTCAATGGCTCCTAACAAGAGATTCCAAATATATGCAAAGAATTTTTTCCTAACTTCCCCAAAATGTTCTCTAAGCAAAGAGGAAGCCCTAGAGCAACTCCAGCAAATAAGTACAGCATCAAACAAGAAATACATCAAGATTTGCAGAGAACTTCACGAGGATGGCCAACCTCATCTGCATGTGCTTCTCCAATTCGAAGGGAAATTCAAGTGCCAAAATCAGAGACTATTCGACCTGGTCTCCCCAAATAGGTCAGCACATTTCCATCCAAACATTCAGGGAGCTAAATCCAGCTCCGACGTCAAGTCCTACATCGACAAGGATGGAGACACACTCGAATGGGGAGAATTCCAGATCGACGGACGATCTGCCAGAGGAGGCCAACAGACAGCCAATGACGCTTACGCCGCAGCGCTTAACGCAGGGAGTAAGACAGAGGCTCTTAGGGTTATAAGGGAGTTAGCTCCCAAAGATTTTGTTTTACAATATCATAATTTAATTAATAATTTAGATAGGATTTTTCAGGAGCCTCCAGCTCCTTATGTTTGTCCTTTTTTGTCTTCTTCGTTCGACCAAGTTCCAGAAGAACTTGAAGAATGGGCGGCGGAGAACGTCGTGGAGGCCGCTGCGCGGCCAGGTAGACCGATTAGTATAGTAATTGAAGGGGAAAGCAGAACAGGAAAGACCGTATGGGCCAGAAGTCTTGGGCCTCATAATTATCTGTGCGGCCATCTTGATCTGAGCCCAAAGGTGTTCAGTAATGACGCATGGTATAACGTCATAGATGATGTTGACCCGCATTATCTGAAACACTTTAAGGAGTTCATGGGTGCACAAAAGGACTGGCAAAGCAACACAAAATACGGGAAGCCAGTTCAAATTAAAGGGGGCATCCCAACAATCTTCCTCTGCAATCCAGGTCCAAATTCATCCTATAAAGACTATTTAGAAGAGGAGAAGAACGCACATCTCAAATCCTGGGCATTAAAGAATGCGACCTTCATCACCCTCTCATATCCGCTGTACTCAGGTACCAATCAAAGTCCAGCATCGGGAGGCCAAGAAGAGAGCAATCAGGAGACGCAGGATTGACATCCCTTGTGGTTGCACAGTATACGTAGCCTTCACGTGCAGAGACAATGGATTCACGCACAGGGGAACTCATCACTGCGCGTCAGACAGAGAATGGCGTACTTATCTGGACAATCAACAATCCCCTATATTTCAAAACCATCAAGGAGATTCCTCTAACGCACGGGAATCAAACAATGGTAGAGATGCAGATAAGATTCAACTACAACCTCAGGAAGGAATTGGGGATTCACAAATGTTTCATGAACTTCAGGGTCTGGACGATCTCACGCCCCCCGACTGGTCTTTTCTTAAACGTATTTAGGAAACAGATTATGAAATGTTTGTATAGATTAGGTGTAATTTCAATTAACAATGTAATTAGAGCAGTCAATCATGTTTTGTACGATGTATTGCAAACAACAGTGGCAAGTGAATTCACACACAATATTCAAATAAAATTATATTAATTCGAAACTGAATCGTAGAAATACATTCGTATTTTAAGACTAGCATACACAGGGTTTGACGCATGGGTACATGCCATATACAATAGTAAAGCATTCTCCGTATGATTCTCATATTTGGCAGCTTCCTGATGATTGTAAGTGACATGATGGTTTATCCTGAAAAAACGCCTAACAATAGCAGACTCTTTGCAACCGGAAGGTCCTCCAGTGACGGTTGCTTGAAACCTCTTTAAAACCTGGTAACGATCACGCTTGTCGTTCATAACCGTTGCAGTGCTGGGCTCATTATCAAACATATTAAATACCTGTCCAAAATCTTGAGGGCTATTACCATATGGACGTCTATCTCTAACTAACCAGAACATACACGTGTTTGTGTGATTGGACTTCTTAACATTCTCGTCCATCCAAACCTTACCTAATATGTAAACAGACTTGATAACAAAACGTTTACCTGTACGATGAGTAAGCCCATTACCTCTTGTGACATCACTTAGACATCTTGAATTACCTGTATGGGTTACTGAGTCACGTTGATCGAATGATTGGATCTTACATGGACCTTCACATCCTCGAGGAACATCAGGGCTTTTGTACATCCGGTACATTCTGGGCTTTCTGTACATTGGCCGGTAAGTCCATGACCGACGTTTGCTTGTGCCTAGGACAGTGGGGACAGCTGCACGGCTCGTATAAGGGCTGTCGAAGTTCAGCCTTCGACGAACCTTCGAGACGGGCGTGGAAATAATTATATCTCCTGGTCGCTTCGACATAATTCTTCGCTCTAATCACAGATATTAAATCTCTAATTAAATCAGACCCCAACGTGTTGGGCTCGTAAGTATCCTCTAAAGCCTGCAAATATTTTATTGCAAGCATACAACGAAACCCATGCACAGATTCGGGGAACTCGTTCACTAACGGATCCCACATAGTTATGCCGGACAAACTTAGGGAGCAAGTATATATTTCAAATTTCAAATTATAATGCGTAGAGCGCGCGTTCTGATTGGACAGCATCGCGCGACATGTTCAGCACTCGCGCGACATGTTCACGTGGGGCGGGGACCACTTTTTTTTTTCGCGCCCACCGGT